GAGATTATCGACCTCAGCGGTTGCATCCGCTGGATCAACACATCGATGAGTACCAGCTCCATTCGTCTGAAGCAAATAGTTAGGAGATTCTGATTGTGTATAGTTGGTGGCATAAACGAAACCACCGAGTGCGTCAGTATAGTTTTGGACGTCGTTGTTAGCATTATCGACAAGTAAAGCATTCCATCGACCGCCGTGGGCATAGTAAAGCTTTCCAGTATCGTGGGCGTGTCCAATACAACCATGATATGTAGCAGGATCTACGTTAAATAGATTTTCTTCTGTGTTATAATAGAAAGAAATCTTATTTCCTACGCTTGTTAATTCAAGCTCGCCATCACTATTGACGATGTCGGGTGGACTATTTCCACCTAAGGCACCATAGATTTCGTTGAAGTTATCATTGACCTTATCAAACGAGGAACGTAAAGGATCGCCTGTCCCGTCATTTGGTACTGTTCCAATGTTGATAATTTGCTTTGCCATAGCGTTCGTTTCCTAAAAATTTAATTTAGATATTTATATTGCATTAGTAATTTGTGTTATAGTTGTCTTCCAAGAACTTGTTCAAGAGATTTTCCATATCAGCCGAAACTGTATGTCCAACCGTGTCTGTTAAGAAAACAACGTCATCGTATTCTATGATAACACTTTCTGTACCGTATGTTGTTCCATTTGCTAGTTGTGCCTGAGCCCATCCTTGCTTCTGACCCAATGCATAAGCTGAGTCTGCAGCACTGAGGAATGTTGTACTAGCTACACCCGCTCCACCTGCATAAGGAACAGTTACATCAAGTGAACCATTCATCTGCAAGATCTTTCTTTGTGGTATGACACCTTGTAGTGTATCGTATCCTGCATTTGCATAAGCGCTGCCAGTTAAATTATGATTCGATGGATAATAGAAATTACCGCCTCTATATTGATCAACATGAGTTTGTGAAATCAAACAAGCGATTGTATCGACAGCGAGGTCAGATATTTCGACAGAAGCTCTGAGTGCTAATGCACCACCGTTTGACACACCGACAATTCGAATCTTAGTAGCATCGACATTTCGATAGACTTTCAGTTGATCGACCATATCTCTCAACATCTGAATGTCTGGTCCTTTCGATACTTCATTAGTAACATTCCATGATTGCTCGTAACCATCGATTCCAATGAGTATGTGGCCCGGCAGAGTCGAAGCAAACGATTGTACCATACTATTTGCGCTGCCGCCATTACCATGTAATAGGATAGCAACAGGATATGGCTCAACACCAACCGACGGCATTCCTACTTCTACTGTATAATCGTGGAATCCTTGACTCCAGTTTCTTCTTAGCGTTAATTGTGGACCAGACGTCGTTCCAATTGCCGGCAAGCCGGTGCCAGGTGGCTCGTGGTCTGCCGTAGGAATTGTAGCATCTACATAATAGTTAACAATATCCGCAGTCAAGCCTGTTACTGGTGCTTCATCAAGAGGACTACCAGCTGTAATACTATTCATAAGTCTGAGGAACTTGACTTTAGGTGGTGATCCTGTCAATGCGGTGTATTGGAAATCACCAAACATTTTTGTACCGGCTAAGTGTACATTTTCTTTTAATAGCCGCTCATATTCTCGTCTGCCCAAAGTCGATTTGATTTGATAAGAATATTCTTGATAGAAATCACTATCCTGAATCTTCATACCAGAGTCATAGTACTCGTAGCTATTTTGATATTCGTACAAGTTAGGATAGTTTCTAAACCATACCTGCTGCTTAATGCTTGGAGAAATAACATCATTCCAACGATCGATTGCGTATTGAGGTGTATCACTATTACCTTCGGCAATATCACGAATTGTTTGAATGTCGGTATTTGAAATCGATGTAAATGTGCTATTAGCAGATTCGTTGAAATCAAAGAGTAGAACACTATCTGCTGCAGCACTTCCAGCCCATAGCCCTATTTCGGGTGGTGCAGTAATAAGTCCATCGTAAACTTCTTGAACATAATCTGCGAGGTCGTCTGTCGGTAAAATAGGTGTTGATAAAGTTTGCGGAAGCTCTTCGAATCCGTTGAGGTGTGAAGAGAAGTCAGACCAGAATCCACCGGTCTTTCCTTGAGTTTCTGCACTTACTATACCGACCGCGTGAATTTGTTCGTCGACATCTTCAATCGTACATGATTGGCCTGTTACATATCCAAAGCCAGAGTCGACAACATTGACTTCAGAAATCTTTCCGATAGCAAATTCTGTTTCTGCGTCAATCACCGCGTTTTCGCCAAGGATCGGCGAATCATAATCTATCGACACGCCGCTCACTGTAACATTACCATTCGCTCGAATAATAGGGCTTCCAGTAAATCCATAGTAATCAAACGCGACGACTGAAATAAATCCTTTCTGCACGTTGATTGCTTTGACTTCACCTCTGATGCCCGTACCAGCTTCTTCGATAATTGATCCGACATCAAAAAGTCCGGCTGAGGAAGGCTCAAGAAAACTAATTAATTGACTCTTTCGCTTAAACGTAGAAAAGATATCATCCTTCGCTAACGCAAATACATCAAAGGTGTATTCACTACCTGGATTAATATTTTCGAACTCTTCAATTGAACCTATAGTAAGTGTCTGAATATCAAACGCTTGATTCAATGGTGTACTTAAATTAACTGGTGAAGCAGTACCAGAGAATGGTGCATTCACTTCGTAGTCTGGAATATTAAGTACTGTTGCTAAGTGAGGAGCAATTAAGTCTGTAATAACGTCTACGTTAGTTGGATTACCCAGCGCAAGAATTTTGACGTCGTCCGTCGATCCTGTATCAACATACATATCACCGGGCGAAGTATCATTCTTTGGAGAAACAAGTCCAACCCACGACGGGTCAATTATCACATTAGGACTACGATCCACTGTAATAAGTGGAAGTCTATTAATACTAAATGCACCATGAATTCCTGAATAAACTTGTACACCTAAAACGTTATCGGATTGTCCTACTACTCGTGCTTCGTTTCCAGCAAAATCCCTTATTCTTTCATAAGGCTCAAATGTAAGATCTTCTCTATTTTCTTCAAATTCTACTTGTTTAAAAAGAACTGATTGGTTAGATACGACGAGACGAGTATTATCGATAGTGTATCCATAGCCACCATCTTCGATTGTGTAATTAATTTCTCCGGAAATATCGTCAGACACCTTTGTGACTACGACTTCACCACCTCGACCGGTCGATGTTTTAACTTTATAAATGTCACCTACTTTATGTCCGGTTGTTGCAGCCTGATCTCCGTCGTCGATAGCAACAGAATCAAGTGAACCTGCAATCCGACCAAAAGAAACAACTTCACCATCAATATTCGTAATGATATCGTCAAACTTTTGGAACGTGCCTAAGACTTCATCGAGATAAATGATTGGCGTAAGGATATTATTAAGAATGACAAAGTTAATTTTGTCAACAGCAGCCTGGGCACCCGAAGATGAACCAGTAATTGTTCTTCCTAAGAGATCTTGGTAGCTATATTCGCTACCCGTGGTGCTAAAGAACTTATTCTTATTTGGCACCATTTGTAAATAAATGCCGTTTTTCCACTTAGAGTTCGACACCTTAAACATGTATCGAGCTGGATAAGTAATCTCAGCTTCATATTCGTCAAAGAAGAGAGCAAAGAATAATTGTATACCCGCGGGTGTGCCTTTTCTTCGATAGAGATCGAGAATATTTTTAACAATGAATCTAACGCTGTCTGAATCATTAAGTGGAAGATCTGCAAGAAACTTTTTCTGAAAGAAAATAATCATGCTCTCAAGAGTCGTATCGATATCACGATAATCGAATATTCTTCTTGAGTTATAGTGTGTTTGCTTTGTATCTGTTTCTAGAAAATTGTAGTATTCTTCAATAAGCGAAACGAGCTCTTCGCCATTTTCCCTGTATATCGCAGGGAATTGCGACTGAATAAAAAAAGCAATATTCTTTTCGATTTCCGCCATTGGAAATAATCCTGTTAGTACGCTGTTCTGCTATTTGTATTTCCGTCTATGCTTCCATAGGCGTTTGAATCTTCTCTTGAAGCGCTAAATCTTACATCACTGTCTCGAATAATAAACACCCTTCCTTTCGGTGCCTTTATGTCGTCAAGCTTAGTTCTTGCCATAATCTTAATTGCTGCACCGGGATAACCTTCGACAAATAAATTTGACAAGCGTACATCACCCGTTTTATAATCGACTGTACCAGCTCTTGGCTCAACAATTTCAGGATTTGTAATGTTATCTGTAATGAGCTGAAGATTTCCTTTACCATCGTCTTGAATATAAACACAGACACCACCTCTCGTATCAAATACACTACTTACGACGGCGGGTTTATAATCACTAAATCCTGTTGTTAAATTAAATGGATACGGTTTTGTGAGTGCTGCTTCGAATTGGAATCTTGGATTAGCTGCTATTCCAGTGATAGGCGAGTACTCAATAATCGGCATAATATCAATTTGAGTACTTTCGATTGCGGTATCAAGTCCGTCAATCTCAGAAGCAAGCTTAGACGATCGTAAGACTGCATCAAACTTTTCAAGATTTGTATCCGAATGTGTTTGAATTGCTTGCCTGACTTTTGACTCAAACTCTGATGCAGATGCTGTTGTCATCTTACCCGTATAACTAATCTGAGCATGAACATCAGCATACAAGAATTGTGTCTGCACAAAAATTGGTTCAATACTCAAAGGACTTCTTTCGTTAAGATATTCAATAAATGTATTTGCTAATGTCGTTGAAATAAGCTGTGCATCGTCTCTGAGATAAACACTAATTGCTACCTTACCAAATTGTGGTGGATCGAGCTCTTCACCACCATAAGCAGATACCGCAGTAATTTCTGGGAATCTCTGCTTAAGCAAAATTTCATAATCCTTTGTAGTAACGGCTCGATCTTGAATTTGAATTGACTTTGGTGCAAAGAATCGTATACTATCGAGTGATTCTCTTTCTAATCCACCGGTAGCGGCCGAGACTGTTTCGACTCGAATATCACCTTCGGTAAATCCTGTAGTAAATACGTTAGCACCGTTTCCGTCTGCACCTGATGTAATACGATATTGAACTCTTACGTCTTCGAAAGGCTCGGGCTGAAGTCCAAACTCGTTGTTACCAAAATAGATTGCGTATGAGTTATCAAAATATGCTTCTACATAAAACACTTTATCTAAAGGCTGTACACCAAAAATCGAGTTTGCTCTCGTGAAAATATTCTTATCTTCTGTTTCTTCTGCGTCAACAAATACGACGAGAGATTCAATATCTGTATTGTCGTTAGTTAGCTGAACTCGAAGCTTTCCATCTGCGTCAATAATAAAGCCTTCCCTTTGGAAGCTCGTAAGTGTTTGGCCTTCGTATAACTCTACACCTTCTGCAACATAAAATGTATCTCCAGTTGCAGCGTCAATTGATTTTCTTGCTACATACGTTTCGTCTGTAACAAAGTTAAAATTTTCACCAAGGTAGTTAGAAGAAAAGTCAGTAAACCTTGGAATAGTAATTGTTTGGTCGTCTCGTGTTTCGTCATAGATTCTTACATTGACGACTGCCTTTGCAGATTTACGAGATCTTGGAACGTAGTTAAGTTCCTTTGCATGAGATACAACAGAGTTTTTCAATACAGCCGAATCGAGAAACATCTCGTTAAGTGCCATGTTAGTATAAAAGTTATTTTGAAACGTATTATATGCCAAAACATCGAGCAACACACTCATGTTCGAACCTTCAAAGTCGTAATCTTTGAATTGTGTTTGAGTTTGCAGATATGATTTAAGCTGTCGTTTTACAGCGTCAAAATCAAGCTCTGTGATTGGCGTCGATGGAGTGGCCATTTTATCTTATCCTTTCTAAAATAACGTTAAGTATGATTGGCTGTTGTTGACTTTGTACATAGAATCTTACAGTTACACCGACTTGATTGTCATCAATATTCGATGAAACAGTTACATCAATAAGCTCAGCTCGTGGCTCATAAATTTCAACTGTCGTTCTAACTCTGTCTTCGATAATCTTAATAACGGCGGGCGTAATATTTTCAAACAAGAGTGCACGAATACCACCACCAATAAATGGCTGCATTAAACGCTCGCCTGGATCTGTAAGGATCAGGTTTTTAATTGATTCTTTTACCGAATCTTCGTCTTTCAAAACGGCAATGTCGTTTGAGACAGGACTTTTAGCGAGATCTTTTCTGAAGTCAGAATATAGGACTGGCTTCTTCGTTCTCGGTGTATATACTTGAACTGTCATCCTTGCGGCCTCGGCTTAAGATCTAAATGTACAAAACTACTATTTACCTTACAGTAACGGAATCCTTTTTCGAGAGCAATCCTACACATTTCGTCTGCGTCTCCAATGATTTCTACATCGACTGCTAAACCAGTCAAATGCGGAGACTCAGGTGATGCTCCAATTTCTTCGTTATATGCTTCGTCTCTCCAGCCGGCAATCACGTTGAGCTTGCCTTGCCCTAGAGCTTCTTGAAGCCTCACTAAGTAGACCTTTACATCGAGATCTATATTAACCCAACCTTCAAGCCCTAATACTTCTGGATCTGTCCAGTCGCCTGAGATCTGTATTTTTGGATCCGTTCCTTCCTTTACTGCTTTACAGCTAGGAAGACCAAAATATTCTTTTACAGTCGGTGGAGGCGGGTTAACTGTTTCTTCATTCTCATCCCACTGCTGTTCCATACTATTTATTACTTCTTTCTTACGTTCGTCTGATAAACGAATACCACCATTTCTGACGGCCGTAGAAGTGTTAAGATTGGAAATAGTCTTTAATCTATCAGTAATCCTTCGATACCGATTTGTATAATCCGCAAGTGGTTGATTTACATCTCGAATCAGAGCTTCGATTTGTGTAGCATAAGCACAAAATCTCATAATCATGAACTCAATTTCTTCAAGCTGTGGATTCTGAAAAAGTCCTGCAACATAATCAATTAAGCTTTCTGTTTGCTCCTGAACGCTTTTCTTTTTGTCATCGTTAAGAAGCAAGCAGGCTCGCTCTTTTTGTGCTACGATTTGCTTGACGATATCTTCTCGAATAAAGGTACTAATATTTCCAATGATTTCTTCAATATTAAAGTTCTCAACAATAGAAGCAACCTCTGCAAAGACCTGATTAATTAACTCTGTAATTAACTTTTTGATTTCGTTAATTAAAAATTGGATTGTCAGTTTTTGTGCTAAAGCATCGAGAGCTTCATCAAGATTTCTAATAGTAGCTAATATTTTTGTGATAGCATCTTCTATTGCAACAAGCGTATCAAAGAAAGCGTCAATCGCGCCAAAAACTTGAGGAACAAGCTTACAAAAACCACCTAATATACTATCAGAAAACGATGCTTTATAATATCCATCGAGGTCTCCAAGCAAACCAGTATAGTTATTATTACCTTTGTTAATTAAGCTTTGAGGCGTAAGATTGTAATCATTGAGGAAATCAGAAAATTCAATATTAGTAATGTTACCCTTGTTCCATCTTTTTTCGAGATCTGGATAATTGGCTAACTCTTCTTGAACATAAGGAGCCCTAAAGAAATCACCATTAAGGAAATCGCGTGCGTCGTAAATCGAATCACCATAAAGATTAATTGCTTTCTTAAGTGGATTCGTTTCAGCATCTCGTAAGATACTTGCAGCGTATTCCTCAGCAAACTTATTTACTTGACTAATCGTAAATTCACCTTGCGCATCGACGAAAGGCCCGTTTGCCGAGTATTTTATTGTCTGATCAGTAACGTCTACGCAATTAGAAGCCATGTTATTCCTCTGCTGAAATATATCCGCCAGTCGACTGAGTATTCTCAAACTTAATATAAGAGAGAGAAGTAGACTTTGCGGGTGGTTCGGGCATCTTACATTCACCTGCATCAATTGTAGGTAATGCAAATTTTGCGGTCGTTGAATTCAGTCCAAAGAGCCGATCGGTCGCAAATCCAGAAGCCAAAAGTACAACGTCGTCAATAGCAACAGTAGGTGCTTTTATTGAAACATTAGCCCCCGATTGCATTACTGCTCTCGTGATCCCAGATAAAGAAAGATCTCCAATCGCTTCGATAATTGCGTTTGTTGAAGCCCACAAGCTCATCGGCCCAAACGAATCCATTGTTATGCCGCCCGGTCCAGAAGTTACATGCAAACCGGTACCAACCGAAGGAACAAGTGCAACGTCTGGAACAAGCGCATTACAAGTAATATACATGTTACTCTGCTGCATGTGCACGCTCGAAGTAGATGTAAAGAACATACTACGTTCTGCAAAGAATTCAAACTTACCGGTCGTGAGAGGTGCTAATGGATTCAGCGTAGCATGCTGATATATTGTGTTGCCTTTAATATTGACTCGTGTCTTGCCTTGCATTTGAATTTCTTTTTCTGCAAGGACTGTCATTGTACCCACGTTAGCTTGAATGTTAACGTCTGCAGCTCTCATTTGAACCTGTTCAGATCCATTTAAATTGAGTTGAGTACCTGCAGTAATGTTTGTCGTGCCATGAACGAGTAAGTTATAATTGCCTTCGATCTCTTCGGTCTTATTGCCCTTTACGTAAACATGAGCATCACCACCAATTGTAACTACGTGATGGTGGCCAACACCTTCATACTTATTAAGCTTCGTTATGTCGTGCTTAGCGCCTACAGATTTTTCTGCGACATTACCTTTTGAATCGATTTGAACATACGACCCTTCTTTATGTCGAATCGTAATTCGCTCACCACCCGGCGTGTCATCGAGCTCAATAGAATGGTGAGCAGTTTCAATCACTCGATTGTGTGGATACTTAGTAGCATAAGCCGATTGTGGTTCAGACCACACTTTATCCGTGCCACCAATTTTAAACTTTTCCATCCTATTTAATTCATGACCGGCGACACCAGTTTCTTCAATGCTTTCGCCTCGTGCCAATCGTGACATTTGAGGATGGCCAATATCTCTCGGCGTAAGTCCTTTACCTAATAATTTTCCATCTCGCTTTGGAATAACACCATATTTGTTTACATCTGGATTTGGTGGCTCTACAAACTGAGTCGGTAATAGACCGAGTACGACAGGATGCTGTGCATCTCTTCCGTCGAGGAACATACCCCAAACAAACGAGTTCAAAGACGGGAGAGGATTATTTGGGTCGTAGTTTCCGTGAGATACCATTGCCCACGGTAAATCTTCTGTAGAAATCTCTTCGTTAGTGCCATGAATACTAAACGCACGCACTTTGACTCGTCCAAGTAATGTTGGATCGTCGTTATCTTCAATAACTCCTACGAAGAAAAGCGGATTTCGTATTCCTACGCCTTGCTCAAACATAATTAAACCTTCGCACTTGCATACTTTACTATATGCAATGTAGTTGTTAAAACATCATCTTCCATTGAGTGCTTTGTACTCTTTACTAAATAATTACCCGAATATCTCTTATTATCTTTAGCTTCTTTTTTTGTCGAATTAAACTTCTTTGCCTTTACATCAATAATCATACCCGGCTCAATATCAAGTCTTCCCTTAATCTGAAGCATGGCAGAAGTATATTGAATATGATGCTCGTGCTTTAAGCGCTGAGAAATAATTTCCGGATAGAATTGCTTTGGCCTATTTACGCCCACGTTCTTTTCTTTATAATCAACAAAGGTAATAAATCTTTTTGCATTATTTTTATTTGTGTATTGTTTAATCCACTCGGGCGTATGAATATCGTCAAGAATCGAGCCCTGTCCCATGTCTGTGAATTCGCCGGTGTCATATTCATAAAGTGTATCTGTAACCTTGCCTCTCAATAAATCGATTTGAAAGCAACGATTCTTGTATCCACCACTCGTAATATCGTCAGCATCATTTACCTTTTGGCTGTTAATCATATTCTCGATTGTTTTAATCTGAAGCTCGGCATCTGCTGGATCGAGAGATGTGACCGGATTATAAACTAATTCTTTTCTTCGATGTGGATTATTTTTTCCAAAGTCAATAAGCCACTCGTCTGTTACCCAATAATAACCGTTGAGTGTTTCAAAGAATCGATAAGAAGATGACTTTGATTTTTCACTATATCCTCTTTGAGCAAGAAACTTCATAGCACTTTGCGATGGAAGATTTGGAATAATTGTCTTAAGGCTTAGTGTATCAGCACTCGGCTCAATATAAACAGCTCGTGGTGCATCACCATTTAAATCAATACCACCTCTCATTGCATTCAATGGAAGCTGCTCAGCTCCCATATTATTTGTACCACCGATTTTTGTAAAGTATTTGTTAAATATTGTCCGCGCAACTTCACTCGCTGTTTTTTCTTTAAATGCTTCTGTTATTCTTTTAGACGCTGCATCAAAGGTTGTTTTTGACATGACGTGTAAATCATAGACTAGACCACCGTGATTAGCAGTCGCCTGTACTGCATCGATCTTATAGATAACACCTTTTATATTAACTTTCGTGTCGAGGTCCATGCAATGGAAAGATAATTCAATTTCTTCTTCGCCACGTACTTCGCCAAATGGAGTATCTCCTTCGAGCCAACCTAATGTGTCGGCACATGACAACACGATCGAATATGACGCAGAATCAATCGATTGACTAATCGACCATTTACCGATTAGCGCAATAATGTTTTCAGTCTTACCGGTATTAAAGGATGTTACCTTTGCTTTTGTGATAAGACATTTTGAAGGATTGAAATCTCCGTTTGCCATATATTACTCTTTACTTCGAAGAGAAGCAGCAAATTCTGAAGAAAGCTGATTAGTAAATTGCTTATCAAATAAGAAAATTTCCTTTTTACTTTCGTTAAGGTCACGCTCATATTGATAAATTCGATATGGCTGCCATTCTTCCGGTACAATTCTTTTGATAATAATTTTTCTACCTTGCTCCGTTCGTAGAATTACTCTATCTTCCCTTCGGAGATAAATCGTTTGAAACGATTCTGGAGCTAGGATGATCTCGTC